ACCCTCTTTACACCAAGGACCACTAGGAAATTTAGTTTCATCTTTAAAACACAAATTACCAATTTTTAATACTTTACAAATATTTGTTGTAACTTGTGACTCTGCTATGGTTTCATCTGTAAGATATAAACCACTTTTAGTTTTTTCTTTTAATTTTAATGGGAATAGTACCATTCTCCAACCCACAGGTTGTGGTATTTTTTCTAATTCGTCTTTTTTCTTTTCTGCTTTAGCACCATCCCAAACATGTTTTGGTACTATCAGTTTTGATTTAGTCATCATCTAGCTCCGTTTTCTTAAGCAGGTCCGTGAGTTCCTGTTCCTCTTGTTTAAGTGCAGCTAATTTACCTGTCAGATATCTATAATCTGACCAATCCTTAGCCATCCCATTTAATATAGACTGTTCTACTTGCTTTTGTCTAGCAATTAAATCTTTTTTATATGCTGTGAAAAAGTTTTCTAGCCGCATGATTTCATGAGGTCAGCTAATTTTTTACAACGATTTGGCGTTTGTTTATTCCATCTGGAGTCAAGCATTTCAAAACTTGCCCCTATAAAATTAGCTTCCTGCAGGGCTTTCCACATATTCTTAAACTTAGACACCCCTGATTGTCCAAGTTGAAAGCACATCTCCGATAAGACGTGTTGAGCTGTCTCTGGTAAATCTTCAATACCGTTTTGAGTCATTAATTGTTTTGCTTGAGCTATCGCTCTGCTTAAATCTTTATCAAATACTGTTTGTAATTCTTCTTCTGTGTATTCTTTATCAGCAACAAAATTATCTGCTGGGACAACCTTATGACCCCACCCAATGGTATCAAATCCTTCGGTGTCTTGATATATTTTATTTCTAAAACCTTCACTTAATTTTACTGATTTAGATAATTCTTCGTAACTCATTATTTCTTTTTAAACATTCCTATTGCACTTGATCCTGCCTTAATGCCAAAGCTCGCAGAAATCGCAATGTATAACAAATTATGATAATATGACGGAAGGTCTTGCAAAGCGAGAAACCCTTTATGTACATGTTCTTGTAAGGGCGTGAATACTAAAACTGCTGGAAGTAGTAGAACAATTAATGCTACCTCATCTTTCCAGCTCCCCTTCATTTGATCAACAGCGCTTTGCTCCCATGCAACTTTACCAGCTATTTGGTCTTCTTTAAGTTTTTGAGTAGCTTTTATTGTTGTTAATTTTAATTCTTGTTTTGCTTTCTTAGTTTCTACAAAACCCTTGACGCCATCAGCGACGACGCCAAGTAAAGGTTTAGCTAATAGTTGCCACATGAAATTCTATATTGCTCCTATAATTATGATAACGATTATTGCTACAATTGCAGCTTTAATCCAGTCTTTCATACCCCAGTCAGACCACTCTTTTAAGTGTGCCCATAGATCTTGTACTAGTTTCATACAAACCTCCTTTTTTTAGAGTTTTATTACTTTACTCCTTTAAAAGCAACTTTTTTGATTTGAGCGTTGCTAGTCTGCCCTTTTGGGCCTGCACCTTTGTTTTGTTTTACAACAAAAGGTGAGTAAACAATCGCTGCATCAGAAGAAACTTTTAGAGAAGGAAAAGGATTTTTTTGTTTTACTACCTCTACTTTTGTTTTTTTAAAATTCATTAATGTATCGTTGGTTTTACAAGTTCAATCAAATCAAGACCGCCCTGATCTGATAAATTTTTTGCTTCTTTTTCGCTTAAATGGTCGTAAAATAAAACTCTTGATACAGCCATCATAGCTCCAGCTAAAAGTATACTATCTTCAGAGCTTTTGCTACTATTTTTTGCTATGTACATAAGCTTATCAAAATATTTTGCTAATTTTTCCTGTGCATCAATCATAATTTACTGTTTTTGTTTGTCTAAATTAACATTTGCACGTAATTGTGCAATATCTTCGTTAGAATCTATCTTATCTTGCGCTAATTTGGCTTGTTGTTCAAGTTTTGCAGCGTCAAGTTCAATTTTTTGTTGATCATTTTGCGCTTTTCGTTGAATATCTTGTGCTTTTAGCTGAATTTCTTGCTGTTTTAGTCCAATTAATGGATCTTGACCTTGACCTGCCATCGCTTCTTGCTCTTCAACAAACATTTCTCCGATTAAATCACTAATTCTGTCTGCAACTTGTATCTCAAGCTGTTGCTGAAACTGTTGTTGTAGCTCTGGAGGTAGTTGACCACCATATCTTTGCGCTTCTTGTTCAATTATTTGTTGATTTTGTGCCTCAACTTCTTCTCTAGCTAGTAGAGATATGTGCTCCATAACATGAGCTTGAAGTAAAGTAGTAGCTTGTGGGTTTGCTCTTACTAACATTGATGACATAAATATTCTATGTGCCTCAATATGTTGTTGATGTGCTTGTCCTCTAAACGGAACAAGTTTTTTTCCAAGTAAAGCATCAGAATTTTCTATGCCAGGATCCTTTGGTGCATCTGGTTTTGGCACTGGAAGTATAGCATCAATGTCTTTTACACCAAGTGCTTGATACATTCTTTTGTATGCTTCATACAAATTGTGTTGATTAGGATCTGATTGTGCCATTTGTAATTGTGTCTGTGCCAAGGTAACTCTTTGTGACATAGAGAAGATGTTTGGATCTGATACTGGCATGATGTCAACTCTTTCATCAAAGTCTTGAGCTTTAAACACTGCCGCAGCATTTTTGCCAACATCGTAAGGGTATACCTGTGGATAAAAATCCTTAAATACTTTTGCTAATAGATTAAATTCTGTCTTTTGCGAGTAGTGTAATCTTTTATGTATTGCGCTCATGACTCTAGAACCACGCTCTATTAATGCCATCGTAGTTCCAACAGGTGCATTAGCTGCAACTGAATCACCAATCTTTTGATCAGCGATGGTAGCAAATCTTTGTCCCGATTGTACGACAAAGCCTAATAATTGAAATAAAGTAGCGCTTGGTTCTTTGTAAGGTAAAGGTAGTAAACCCTGTCTTAAATCACCACTTGGTGCATCTACGTCTCTAAATTCACCTGGCTGTAAAGGATTGTCATCGTCTCTAATACGTAAACCTCTTGCCTTAAATCCTGCTGGTAGATTTGATAAAGTACCTGCATCTATTAATTGTCTCAGTGCAGATGTTGCAGTTCTAGATAAACCACCTAACATGTGTATTAAACCAAAGCCGTAGAATCCTAGTCCTGGTAAAAATTTGTAATGAACAAAATATTGTTTCTTTTTGTATAGTGTATCACCTTCTTCATAGTTTCTGTAAATAGATAAAACTTTTTGTGAGCCCTCATCAATTGTTACTATGTAAGGTAATTTGATTCCGTCATCGTTTTCGTAACCTGGTATGTCAAGATCACAGTGCATTTCAAGTAAAGTGTAAACATCATTTTTGTATGATGACCCTGTGGGTCTCACCCCGTCAATTTTATTTACTGCTTCTTGTATGCTACTGTTGGACGCCTCATCTTTGAATTGTAAATCGACATCTTGATAAATGCCCATTACTTGCATTTTACGAACTTCATTCTCCGTTCTTTTAATCACATGTGTAACTCTTTCAGCTGTAGCAAGATCAGTTGCACTATACGGCACAATTAAATCTTCACTAGGAACAAACTTTGAAACAGCTCTGTTAAGTGTTGTATCAAAATAAATTTTCTTAAATGCTGAACCTGATAAAGGTAGATAAAATAGCATTTGGTCAAGGTCTGGATCAAAATCTTCCATGACATGCATTATTTGATAGTTCATAAATTCTTGAACACGTTGTGCTTGTTCTTCTTTTTGTGGATTAGAAGCTCCAATAATTTGAGTTCTTACTGGACCATTTGCTGGTAGTAATTCTTTGTAAGCTTGTGCTTGAAATTGTGTTACTGTTTCTGCAAGTAGAGGATGTGTTACACCACTAGCACCTTGAAATGGTTGTGATCTATCTTCGTATGTAAATCCAAGAAGTTTTAAGCCTTTTGAATAAGCGTCATACCATTCGTCTCTAGATGATTTATCATCTTTATATTCTTGCATAAGATCTGAAGATAAATCCTGCAATGCTTCGTCGTCTAAAAATTCTGCAAGATTAGCATCAAATTTGTTCTCTGGTGCTACTTCAATAGGATTAATGATGGCACCGCCATCCTCAGTCATTTCAACATTCTCTATCGCAAGTTCATCTGGTGTTTCTACAGTTATAGATTCTGTAATTACTTCACCAGTTGGCTCACCTGTAATTCTTCTTTCAACCATTAAGCTACCTCAAATATATCAATCATCTCAACAAGTCCACCCTTGGCTTTGTGGGTTTTGTATGGTTCTAGCATTTCTTCTGTAATTTTGATAGCAAAAGATGGTGTTGTATTTTTATCAGTAGGCACAGATATTCTCTCCATTCTATAATTTGGATTATTATTTATTAATGTTTCAGCTTGGTTTCTATTAGATAGAGTTGCTACCATGTTACCATTTTGATCCGTAATTCTAAATACATCTGTAGCTCCCGCTTTAGTCTGCACGTTTAAAATTAAAAACTCTGAGTTATTAGATTTTGCTTGTGATTTTAATATTTTTTCTATTGTGGATGTGTAGTGCTTACCGTCTGGTGTTACTGCGTCT